AATGCGATTTGAATACGGTGATTGGTATTGTAGATTTGGTAGTTCTCTGAAGTATCCCATTAGAATCCTGTTCCTCCATCTGGATTGTCAACTCCGTCATAATCTTCAGAGTATATTGGATTTAATTCTTGAAATGTAAGATTCATTTTAAGTTGCACTGGAGAAGTATTATCATATGTTGCATATGTTCCTGCACCAGTATAATTGACTGCCATATTTAACATAGCCATCGGTTTAAATTTATGTAGAAATTGATGATCTTTATTTCCTGTTTTGTAGGTTAATTGAAATACATCAGGTGATGATATGAATAAACCAGAACCTCCACCATTGTCTTGGGTTGTTCTTTTAGCATTCATATGAACTTTAAACGCACGAATTATTTTTTTAATTTCGATACTCTCTTTTTCATCTCTGGGTGCAAAATCAAAGTCAAAACTAAAACTTCTTAACTGAACACCACCAAATAATAATTCCATATTTGGATTTAAGATTGAACCAGTAGTTCTTGCTAGAATTGATCCACTAGTTGTGTTACCACCGAGAGCATTTACCGCCATTGATGCAAATTGTGCATTTATAGCTTGTTTAGTTATATCATCTTTTAAAAATGTTGATGCGGCTTCTTTACTTTGCTCTGTTAATTCTGTACCTGCTTCCTTCATAGAGTCTGCACTCATAATTGCTCCCGCTATGCCAAGTCCTTTTGCAGCAAGTCCGTTCAAACTATTCTCACCCCAAGTGACTCCATTAGAATCTGTTATAGTTTGTGGCACAGGAAGAATAATTGTTCCCAATATATCTTCTTTATTTTTACCAAGTGTATCAGAACTAGCCTTCAAACTGAATGATTTGCCCTCACCCGAAGATTCAAATCCTGGTGCTCTATATTCAAGTACCTTAATTTCAAGAAAGTCACTATGTTTATCCAATACTGCCATCGGATATCTGAAATTACCAAATTTTCTTTTTTTACCCTTTGCCATTATTGTTTTTTAGTTATTTAGCGTGATATTTCCAAAAGGTAGTTCCCTTACGTCTGATAGTTCGTCAGGATTCACTTCGTATAACTGTCCAACCAGTTCATTAGTGGTATAATTACGGTATTGACCGATGTGTAGATTGACACCACGAAATCCCCAGTCGAATACGTCGGTGACTGCCACTAATGGATTAGAATCATATTGTATGTTAGGAGTTTTAGCATTATATACGAACACATAATATTTTCCAACAGTTGGAGATGATGTCACCGTGCTATTTAAGCTGTCCATTAACTCAATCATTATATCATCAGCATCCTCTGTCCCTAGTAAATTATCTACTACAGACCTTACCCTATTTTCTTTATCATCGGTTGGATAACTATTCATTTCTTGATACCTAGTTCATCTTCTGTTAATACTTTGAACTCCCACATCCGATCCTTACAAAATTCTTTTGCTGCTTCCCATTTTGCCTGATTTTTTGCATATTCGTATACTTCATAGATATATCCTTTCGTTTTTCTTTTCTTGACCTTTGGTTCTATCGTTTGTTTTTTTGGTTTGATCTCAATGATGTATCTTTTGATTTTACCATTCGATTCTTTCACCTTGATATAAAAGTCGGGATAGTATCGATGTATTTTATTATCAATTGGAGATCGATAGGGTAACATGATCTCTTCACTACCCCACTCAAGTATTTTAGTATGATTATCACAATAGACCATGAACTTTCTCTCCCAGAGTGACCGATAAACTATGTTTGATGGGTTACCCTTGTATTTTTTGGGGTTGGATGGTCTATATCTTCCCTTATATGACATCTAAATAGATATAAGATAAAATATAAAGTATTTAGATGGTTCGTCCTAGAAAAATAGCTGATATAAAACCGATACTGACAAATGTAGCACAAACATCTCATTATCAGGTGTTTTTTGATGGTTTATCACCAGACCTCTTTAAATTTCTTGGAACAAAGGGAGTCAACAGGAGATTTATAACAGAGAACGCAGGTTTATTGTGTAGTCAGGCATCTATACCTGGTAGTTCTTTAGCTACAACAGATATATTTGGAAATTTCATAGGAGTTCAAGAAAAATTTGCTCACACAAGAATATTCACTGAATTGTCGTTAGAATTCTACGTTGATAAAGATTACAAGATGATTAAATTTTTTGAACATTGGATAGATTATATTGCAAGTGGATCAGAAAAAAATGCACCGATTGATAAGAGAGATTTAGGATATTTCTATCGTATGAGATATCCAAGAGGAAATTCTGGTTATAAATGTGATAAGACGAAAATTGTTAAGTTCAACATTGACTATCGATCAGAGATCGAGTATACTTTCTTTGGATTGTTTCCGATAAATATGTCATCTACATCAGTCCAATACGGAAGCTCTGATATTCTTCGATTAAATGTGACATTTAGTTATGAGAGATATATTGCAGGTAAAGAAACTAGTTTATCATTTAATAGAAATAGAAGTGAAAATCTTAAGCAAGGAGTCGTCACAGGTAGAACTCTTACTGAAGATGGTCAAACAATAGAATTCTTTTAGTGTACGAAAATGAACTTTTAATTCCAAAAATCGGGGAAAAAAAATCCCGCAAAATTTTTGATCTGAGAGGATTTTAAAAACCACTATAAATAAAAATACTGAAGTGTTATAAACATTATGCCATTACCAAAAATTGCCACCCCTACTTATGAATTGGTTTTACCGTCAAGTGATCGAAAAATAAAATATCGACCATTTTTAGTAAAAGAGGAGAAAATTTTAATAATTGCGATGGAATCTGAAGATATGAAACAGATTACAACTGCAATTAAAACTGTTATCAACAATTGTATTTTGTCAAGGGGAATCAAAGTTGAAAAATTATCTACTTTTGATATTGAATATCTTTTTCTTAATATAAGGGGAAAATCTGTCGGTGAAAATGTTGAAGTTCTTATCACTTGTCCTGATGATGAAAAAACGCAAGTGCCTGTAATTATTCCATTAGATGAAATACAAATCAAAAGAGATCCTAAACATAATAAGGATATCAAATTAGATGATAATTTGACAATGAGAATGAAATATCCATCTATGAATGAATTTGTCAAAACCAATTTCAACTTGGATGATGATATATCAGTTGAACAATCATTTGATTTAATAATTTCATGTATTGATCAGATATATAATGAGGAAGAATCATGGAATACATCAGATTGTACAAAAAAAGAAATGACAGAATTTCTTGACCAATTAAATTCTAAACAATTTAAGGATGTAGAACAATTTTTTGATACCATGCCTAAATTATCTCACACGATCAAGGTTACGAATCCAAAAACTAAAGTTGAAAATGAAATAGTTCTTGAAGGGTTATCATCTTTTTTCGAGTAGGTATGGCTCATACCAATTTGGAGTCATACTTTAAAATTAACTTTGCCTTGATGCAACATCATAAATACTCATTAACTGAGATTGAAAATATGATTCCTTGGGAGAAAGATGTATATGTCGCTCTTCTGGAACAATATATAGAGGAAGAAAATCTAAAGCAAAAACAACAACGTGGCTAAGTCAAGTATCTCAAAAGACTCATTTTTTAACGTTTCTGGTAATCCAAATTTGGATGCTGCGGATACTGGTGTTGATCCATCCACAGGTAGAATTTTAACAAAAAAAGAAAGAATATCAATATTTAAAAATAGAAAAATAAATGCAAATAAGGTATTTGGTAAGACTAACTCTAAACTATCAAAGGTGGGTAAAATAACAAAACCACTTGCACAATTCGGTGCGATAGTTAAAAGTGATAGTGCAGATAAGGGATCTTCAGGTGGTGCTCAACCTCAAAATAAGTTAATTGAAACTCTTTCGAAACAGATATCAAATAATTCAAGAAAAATAACCATATTAAAGAACATTGTAAAATCAAATATTGAAAAAGTATCAAAAATATTAAAAGGTGATGCCGAGAAGGAAAAAAAGGAACAAAGAGAAGATCAAAGACAAACACAACTAGAAGATGAAAAGGATAAAAAGAAGAAAAAAGAGGGTCTTTTAGAGGGTGTAGGAAAGTCTGTTGGTAAGAGTTTACTTAAACCTGTTGAAGCTGTGGGAAAAACTGTTAAAGGTATTATGGGAAGATTGGTTGATGCATTTTCAGCTCTTTTCATGGGATTTGTTGCCAATAAAGGTATAAAAATGTTTCAGGCAATGATGTCTGGTGATACTGAGACTTTTAAGAAGATGAGAAATCAAATAATAGGTTCACTTGCAATAGCAGGTGGTATATTTTTGGCATTGAATGGTGGATTATTAGCACTTCCTGGTATTATTTCGACAGTTGCTGGTGCGATAATACCAGTTATGACTGCGATCATAGGATTTTTAGCTAGTCCTGCTGGATTGATAGCTTTGGGTATAGCTGCTGGTATTGCAACAATTTTTGCGATAAAAAAAATAATTCATAAATCAAGGGGTGGAGATGTTTTTGCAAATGAAAGGAAAGAGATAAAGGGGGAATTGGAAGAAGCGGGTGTCAGAAATACAAATGCATTTATGAATTTTCTTAAAATGGAATACAAGGGTAAAAGATATCTTGTGAAGAGAGACGGTAAAGACAAGAGACTCAAATTTGATGAATTAACAGAAGAAGAAAAAGCTGCGGTTATAAAAGAGGATGCCGCCACAACAAATCTAAATGATTTAAATAAACAAAGACAGAGGGAAATAAGAGAATCAAATAAAAAAATAGACAGAGAGAGAAAACCAGGTTATAAACAACTATATGATTCATTAAAAAAACCTGGTCATCCCTTAGCGGATGCTCCTGATCCTAAAGATTATCCAGAATTGCGGGCTTATATTGCAGAAACAAATAGATTGAAGAAAGCTGCAGAGTCAAAAATTCAACAAAAATATGATAAAAAAGTTGTCACTATATCTGGAGATGATGCTATTAATACCACCCTTAATACTAACGGAAATGATTCAGTAATCAATTCAAATGTTACAAAAACGGGAGTCACAACTCTTAATGACGTTGAAGCAGAAGTAAAAGTAGTCAATAATGGAGGAACTGGAGGAGAAATCCCCACTGATGAAGGTAATGCGACTAATAACATTAGAGTGAATTCAAAGAATCGTGACAATTCGGAAGTTGATTATACTGAAATGCAATATAACGCAGGAGGTTAAATATGGCAATAGCAGCTATAGCAAAAATAGGAGCAAAAATCGCAGCAAAATCTGCAGGTGCCATGAAAGGTGTTGCAAAGAGCACTAAAACATTTGCAAAATCTGCAGCTAAAAATGCAAAAATAAAAAAACGTGTGAGAGTGGCGGGAAAAAAATTCATGAAAAAGAGAAGAGAGAGAAAAAGAAGATTAGAGCAGGAGGAGGCACTAGAGCAACAAAAAAATCAAAGAAAATCTGAAAGAAAAAAAGTTGGAGGTGCTGGTGGAGGTATTCTACAAAGATTAATAGCATTCTTACAAGCTATTTTGTTTGGATTTATATTCAATCAACTTCCAAAAATAATAAAATTTATTAAAAAAATAATAGAAACAATACAAAATATTGTAGAAAAATTTAAAAATTTCTTTAATAGCATAAAAGGTTTTTTTCAAGATGTTAGTAAGGTGATTAAAAAAGCTTTTAATGCCATAAAAAATATAACCTTTGATAATATAAAAGAAAAAATTATGGGCGCATTTGATAAAATCAAAGATGGATTTATCAATATGAAAGATAAATTGGGTGATGCTGCCAAAAATTTCTTAGGAATGAAGAAAAAACCGAAAAAAGAGATAAAAACTGAATTAGACAAGAAAGAGGTGACAGAAGAAAAAAATATAGCGTCTGTTGCTGACATATCATCAACCATGTCTAAACAAAGTGAAGATTGGAATAATACTATAAAATCAATTGAAAAGGCAGGTACAGGTGTCGATATTGTTGGTAAGGAAAATTTAGAAAAATCAATTGACCCATCTACACCTGAAGGAGTGAAAGAAGTAGCGGTACAAAAGAAAAAGGTTGATGCTGCGTTTGATAAAAATAATATGAGTGGCACCACGAATACAGGCACTGTAAATACGTCAAATACGGGTGGTGGTGCAAAAACTATGAATATGAGCACTGAAAGTGGTAATGGTGCTGTTAATACAGGAGGTGTTGTAAATGGAAATACAGGAGGTGTTGTAAATGGAAATACAGGAAAAAAATCTACAGTTACGAGCACTGGACAAAATTCTAATTTAATAAAATCTAATAACAATCAGGTAAATACAGGTAAATTCACTCCACAAAGAAAACCTAAACAAACAATTGTGATGGTAAATAATAACGGATCACAATCAGGTGGAACAAATAACACTGGAAAAAAAAGTGAAATTATTATTGTCAAGAGTGGCAATACTGCAAACGATCAACTAAATATGGCACTAACAGAATAACATGTCAGCATCATCCTCTGCTACTTTCGAACAATTATTTCTTGAATCAAATGATCAGAAAAGAACAGCTGATCTGAAACAAGGAATTGTATCAATTGATTACTATGAAGATATTTTTTCACCTAATATTACAGCAAAAGTAAGAGTTATCAATACAGGTGACTCTATTTCTCCTAAAGATCCACAAGATGATTCAAAAGTTGATGGTCCTAAACAATCAATTTATAATGGATTACCATTGCGAGGAGGAGAGAGATTGGTGATGAAAATATTAGATCAGGGAAAAACATTTAAAGGTGAGGAAAAAACTGGTCTTGATTTCTCATCAGATCCTAAAAAATACTTGTTTGTCTCAAGTATTACTCAAGTTTTACAAGAAACTCAAAGAGAAAGTTTTCTACTTAATTTAGTTTCCAGAGAGGCAATAACAAATCAAACCGTAAGAGTAATGAAAAGATACAAAGGTATTATAAGTGAAACTGTTAAAGTTATACTTAAGGATGTTTTAAAGGTAGATGAATCAAGATATGAGGTTGAAGAAACTTTATTGCCTTATGAATTTTTAGGTAATTTAAAGAAACCATTCGCAACACTCATTTCACTTGCTTCTAAATCGATTCCAAATAAATCAAAAGATGCGTCTGCAGGTTTTGTTTTCTTCCAAACACAGGATGGATTTAAATTTAAATCAATTGATTCGTTAATTGATGGTGAATCAAAAGCAACGTATACATATACAGAGGTGAATGAAAGTTCAATAGAGAGAAATAATGATTTTAACATATTAAATTACAGTGTTGACAAGAATCAAGATATCATAGGCAACTTAAAAAAAGGAACTTATTCTTTTGCACGTCTTACTTTCAATCCTTTAAATTTTAGTTTTACGCAGGAACAATTTAAATACGGACAAAAAAATATAGGTAAGGAAAAAAAGATTTCTAATTTAGGTGGGGATTTACAGTTACCGAAAATATCTGACGAGTCAGATTTAACTCTTGATGATTTACCGACTAGAGTTATCACACAAATCGTTGATGTTGGAGCAGGGACTACTATATCTAAAGACACAAATTATGGTCCTGAAAAATATCAAGGACAGAATATAGTAAGATATAATCTTCTGATGACACAAAGTTTGAGTATGGTTGTGCCATGTAATACAGATTTAAAAGCAGGTGATGTGATTACCTGTAATTTTCCTAAGATATCAAGAGAGGATTCGGGTGAATTTGATAAAGAGACAAGTGGTAAATACTTAATAAAAGAATTATGTCATCACTTTGAAGCAAAAAGATCCGTTACATCAATGAGATTAGTGAGAGATACATTTGGATTATATGGAGGTAAATAAATGATAGATGAATCACTAGTAAAAACTAATTTTGTAGGTAAAGATGGTTTTCGTTGGTGGGTTGGACAGATTGCACCATCCACTGCACAGGGAGAACAACTTGCTCCAAAGAAAGGTGCTGAAACATGGGGTAATCGACTTAAAGTTAGAATTATGGGATATCATCCATTTTCTAAAGCAGAACTATCTGATGCTGATTTACCTTGGGCTAATGTTATGCTTCCTGCTACATCAGGCACAGGAGGTGCAAGTTTCTCTACAACAATTGCATTAAGACCTGGTGATGTTGTCATTGGATTTTTCCTTGATGGTGAAGTGGCTCAACAACCAGTTATACTTGGTGCATTTGGTAGAACACGAGATGTAGTACAGGATTTACCATCAGAATCGTTGGGATTTTTACCATTTACAGGTTATACAGAAAAAATTCCACCTCCAAGTGGTACGTTGGATGCTGGTGAGGAGAATGATACGAATACGGAGTCTAGTAAATCTGGATCATTACTTGATAAAAAACAAATAGATGAAAAAAATAAAAATAAAGGGGAAGGTGAAAAGAAAGATTTATCTGTTTCATCTACTTTAGGAGTTGTTGAAGTTCCTGCAGATGCTTGTGCTGATAATTTTGTAGGTAAAGTTTCTGCAAGTTTAGATAATCTACTCAATGGGGTTGGAGAGGGAACAGATTTCCTATCTGATGTTGCAAGTGTCACCAAACAAATTCAATCTTTATCAAATGGTGCTGTTTCTGCTATGACAGAATCTGTTTATTCAAGCATGGTTCCAACAATTCAAGGTGGGTTAGAATCGTTGTATAATGATACTTTTTCTAAAGTACTAGCAACCACACAGAATAGTGGTTTGGCAAAATTAGCAGGAATTAATGCACAAAAAGCACAGGTCGGAAAGATTGCAGCTTTACAGGATAATCTTGATTGCCTACCAGGAAAAATCGTGGGTGGTTTGGACAAAACCATAAGGGGTATGATTGAACAGGCAGTCTTTGAGGTTGTAGATACTGGAACATGTGTCACAGAACAACTCGTTGGTTCATTGTTAAATGGTATCACTAATGATATATCGGATGCTTTGGAAGCACCTCTCAAAGGTTTGGGTAATGTGATTCCAAAAAGTTTTAAAGTTCAAGATCTTTTACGGAGTTCTTCTAATACATTTAAATCCATTGGAGAAGTTTTAAGTTGCAATCAATCAAGTGGTAAATGTGTAGGACAAATTAAGAAGTTTTCTACTGGATATGGTCCTCAAAGATCATTTGATGTAAAAGACGCTTATGATAATGTTCTTAAAAATATGAATATCGCAGACACTCTTGGTGCAGATAGTGGTCCTATCACGAAACCAGACTGTGCATCTAAAACATTCTGCGGACCACCAACAGTGAGTTTCTTCGGTGGTGATGGTGTTGGAGGGTTTGGTAAAGCAATACTGGGTGGAATTGTTGATAATACAGAGGGATTATCTGATGTGACTGCTGATGTGAGTAGGACAGCGAGTATTATAGGTGTAGAGATCACAGATCCTGGTTCTTCATATTTTTCATCTCCACCAATTGTTAGTATTGAAGATCCTTGTCGAAAGGGATATGGTGCACATGCGAGAGCAATTGTGGATTACAATCCTGATTCTAATACCTATGGCAAAATTATCGGTGTAGATATAATTTCTGAAGGAGAAAATTATCCATCCTCCAACACTGATGAAGTTGTAAATTCAGATGATATACCTGTAGGAGTGATAGCAGCTAAGGTAAGTGATGGTGGTTCAGGATATGAAGTTGATTCAACCACTGCATCAGATGGTAACACACAATATAATCTCACGATTGATAATGGAAGAATAATATCTGCAATACCGATAAATAATGTTAAGATCACTAGAATACCTAGAATTATTGTATCTTCACCCACTGGTGTTGGTGCTCTTCTTAAACCAATAATTGGTAGACTACCACTAACTCCACAAGGAGAAGTTATTCAGGTAATTGATTGTGTAGGACCTGAAACAAACAAGTTGGTTGGATATGTGAACGGAAAACCATACTATGGACCTTTCCATTTACATCCTACAAGGGGAGTGAAAATGGTGGGTATCGCACACACATCAACTCCACATGAAATAATTTATGATACACCAGAACAAAGTTTTGCTCCTGTTGCTGTTAGTGTGGCAACAACTACTACACAAGAATCAACAAGTCAACCAACTATAACACCAACATCACCAATGATTGATAATACAACACCATCACCAACACCACCAAGTAGTCCACCACCAAGTAGTCCACCACCAAGTGCTCCACCTTCAGGTGGTGGTGGATATGGAGGAGGTTACTAATGGGAGAAAGAGCAGATCAAAATTGGGAAGCAAGATATTGTGAGAGCAAAGGTCCCAAGTATAGACTAGATCTCAATAATCCACAAATGGGAACTGATGGACAGCAAGTTTTTATGAGGTATGCTGTCACAGATAACAAAGAGACAAATGTGGAGGCATTTAGTGAATCTGGAGTTTATAGAAATCTTAATGAAAGAACAGTGGAGATCATTGCAGGATCTAAAAATAGTCCAAGTGATGTTGGGATTAAAATCAGTTCAGTTCAAGGTGATATTCACATTACTGTTGTTAAAAATGGAGACATAAGAATTTCTGGTGGAAGTGTCACTGTACAGGCAAATGAAGATATTGATTTAAAAGCAGGTAGAAATATCACTTTGAATGCTGGATCGAGAATACTTCTCAGAGGTATAAGAGTGGACGCATTCGGTAAGATAGGAAATTTAGTTGCAAATACTGTAGGGACATGGGTGCAACAAATAATGAAACCAACTTATGTTGGAGATGATTACCTTCGTCAACCACCTGAATTAGATGAATTTTTATCAGGACCAGTTGTACCTGGAGTTGGTGATAGTCCAATTGATATGGATGCTCTGAAAGAGAAAGCATCTGCCATCACTGAAAAAATAGAGAATGTTGCCGATAGCATTGATAAAGATGCCCTTCGAAGTGGATTGCAACAAGCGACAAGTGATTTACAAAATAAAGCAAAAGGAATTTTTGATTCATTAAATTAGGAGAATTAATATGACTAATTTAAATGTTACGGGTAATGAGGCACAATTTAATGAAAAGGTAACCTTTTTAAAGGATGTAGATTTACAAGGAAATCTAGAAATAAAAGGAACATTAACTGTACCTCCTCTTCCACAACTCACAATTGATAACCTAACTGTATCTAATATTTTTGGAAATCCAGAAACAACTTTTCATAATAGAGTAAATTTTTTAGATTCGGTAAGTTTTGCAGAAGCACTTTCATTTACAGATTTAGAATTAAGAGATAGATTAGCAGTTGGAGTTGGTGGTACTGTTTTAGTAGCAGACAGTAGATTAAATCCTGGTAAAGTTGGTATTGGAAGTACTAACCCAACAGAATTGTTAGATGTAGGTGGAAAAGCAAAAATTATTGATTTAGAAATTGAAAATTTGCGTGTCGCTGGTTTATCCACGTTTGTTGGTATATCTAGTTTTCAAGACAATGTAATTTTTAATGGGTCTGGTGGAATATCATCAGTATTTTTTGATAAATCTAATAATAGACTTAAGTTTGTTGATGAATCAAAAGCTACTTTTGGAACAGGAAATGATTTAGAAATATCTCATACCATATCTCTTAAGGATCAACTTGATTCTAATGGAGACTCAGTTGTTGATGGTAGAACCTCATTAATTGAAGAGAGTGGATCGGGTGGATTAATATTTAAGTCAAATGGTGGTGATGGACCAGGAGCATATCAATTCTTTGATCAAAGTTGGCAACCATTATTAAAAATGCATGGTGGTAATAATGCAAGAGTTGCTTTATATAATGCTGGAATAAAAAAATTCAGAACTACTGGAATCGGTGTCTCAGTTCTAGGAGATTTAATTGTTCCTGATGTTGGAGGTAGAGTATCAAGAGTTGGATTAGGAACAACTTTTCCTGCTAATCCTCTTTCTATAACTGATTTAGATAATGCAGGAGAAGGAGAGTTAAGACTTGATGTAAAAGGAAGTATTTCAGTAAGTCGAAACATTTATGATTCCTCTGGTTCACCTGGTGAAAATAACTACTGGTTAAGAAGAGATCAACTTGGAATCAAATGGGTAGCACTTACACCAGGTTTTGATGAAGGTATCTTCATACAGGATGAAGGACAATTCCTTCCCACTGACGAGAATCATCAGACCGTTGGTGCTGCACAATCATTTACAACAATAAATTTTGTTCAGAGAAATAGTCTTGGACTTGGAACAGATACATTAAGACCAACTGCTGCTGATCCAACTTTTCCTGGCACTGGTTTGTCAACCATATTTACAAACGATTTGTGGGGATATAATGGAGTTGGTAACAATGCATCCATCTTTAGGATGACAAAAGTTGGTGTTAATAACAGTAATCCAACTTACCAAGTAGACATAAATGGAGATTTACATGCGGTACAACAAGTTCAGTTTGATGATACACTAACAGTTAATAAACATACTGAATTAAAAGAAACTCTAAATGTAGGTGCTGCTGCCACATTTAATGATAATGTAACAATCACTGCAGATGATAAATTCTTCAAGATACAAACAGATGCGGGGATTGATAAATTTACTGTTGATACTAATAATGGAAACACAGATATAAAAGGTACATTAGATGTAAAATTAGAAACTGTACTCAAAGATACTTTAGATGTTACTGGTGCTGCTAATTTTAATAATACGGATGATGCCTCAAATTCTACCACTGGTGGTTCTGTAACCATCGATGGTGGAGCTGCGGTAGCTAAAAAACTATTTGTTGGAACTGATTTTAATGTAAAAGGAAATACACAACTTGGTGATACTAGCAATGATACATTAACTGTCAATGCGACATCTACATTTAAAGCCAATGTGACTGCAGAAAAAAATGTAGATATAGATGAGAATCTAGATGTAGACGGACACACTGAACTTGACGATTTAAATGTAACTGGTTTCTCTACATTTGGACCTGGTATTACCACTCAGACAAGCACATTATTTGCAAATCAATTTAGTGTGGCAGGATTCTCTACATTCATTGGTATTACAACACAGAGAAGCACTTTATTTGCCAATCAACTCAGTGTAGTAGGATTCTCTACATTCATTGGTATTACAACACAGAGAAGCACTTTATTTGCTAATCAACTTAGTGTAGCAGGATTCTCTACATTTATTGGCATCACCACTCAGAAGAGCACGATGTTTATGAAACAATCATCTACATCTGGGGTTGCAACTTTTAAGGGCACTGTTGATTTAGATGGTGCTATACAGGATATAAATGATGACACAGGATTCTCTGATCCTTGTAAAACTGATTATCGTCTTGCTTCAGTTGGAACTGGAGTATCATGGAGACCATCAGGTGTTCAGACAAAAAGAACAATATGGGTTACTAAAAATGGTTGTGATACAAACAGTGGATTATTAGAGGGAGATGCGAAGGCAACGATAGGTGCAGCAGCTGCGGTTGCTTTACCAACTGATACAATTAAAATAAGACCAGGTGTTTATGAGGAAAATAATCCAATTGGTTTAAGAACTGATGTTACAGTCACAGGAGAGGACATTCGTCTTGTTATCATACAGTCTCAAAATCGTTTACAGAATGTATTTCATGTCAGACGAGGTTGTTTAATTGAGAATTTAAACTTTGGTGGTTCAAACGTTGGTGTTGGTCATGATGGAGCTGCGTGTGTGGCATTTCCTCCACCAAGTGGATCTACAACAGGATTTACTGATGCAGGTCCTGCGAATGAAGGACCTAGTGGTAGATGGAGATCTCCATATATCAGAAACTGTACCAACTTTATGACTGGTAGTATTGGAATGAAAATAGATGGAAATGATGCAAGAGCTGATTATACAGGAACAAATATTATTGGAGCTGATTTAAAATCAATGGTGTGTGATTCATTTACACAATACAATGAAAATGGTATCGGAGTATCTTTAACAAATAATGCCTATGCACAATTAGTTTCTATATTTACAATCAACACTGATATTGGCATATATGCAGATACTGGAGCACAATGTGATCTAACAAACTCAAACTCCTCCTTTGGTAATTTTGGTTTAGTGGCAGTCGGGTTAGGTTCTACAGAATTCACAGGTATTGTAAGTAATACAAATCCAGCAGGGGAATTAATTCTTAGCACTACTCCTGAAGAGCAAGATGTGGTAGTTGGAACCAGTGTTACAGATTTAAATAATCAATTCAGAAGACCATTTGATGGACAGGCATTATACTTTAAGATAAAGGCAAGTAATTATGGTGGAGATTTCAATACAGATAATCTTAATGCAGGTACTCTCAATTCAGACGGTAGAATTACAGCACCATTGCAACAGTTAGATTCTATTAAATTAAATTCTGGTGTTGATCTCACAGGATTTAGTGCAATTGATCCTCCTGATGTTTTAATAAGAGATGCAGATGGCACTCAAGAACCAAAAGGACCACAAGGAATTATCGCAGAAGCTACTGCCACTGTAAGTCCTGCAGGACTTTTAACAGAAATTAATGTTGTTGCACAGGGAAGAAATTATCTTTCAGGACAAAATATTGTTGTTGATGTTGAAGGAGATACGAGTCTTGCTACAGCAGTTATGTCACCAATTTATTATACTGTAGAAGAGGCAACAGACAATACAATAGGAATCACTTCAATTACATTTAATGAATTTATTCCCTATGAATTGTTCCCAGATGATCCTTTTACTTTACAGAGAATAAGTCGAATACTTACAAGCTCTCATTCTTTTGAGTATGTGGGTACTGGCACAGCCATAAATAAATCGGTACCCCTACAAGGTGCAATCCCCATAAAAGCGAATGAAGTTGTAGCTAAAGATGGGGCACAAATTCCATTTACTTCTACCGACCAAAAAGGTAATTTTGATATTGGTGAGGGTTTGCAAATTAATCAGACAACTTCGACAATTTCTGGAAGAGATTTTAGTAGATCACTTCAGGCAGAAGTAACACCATTAATACTAGCATTGAGATAATATGGCAGTCGCACCATTAAATAAATTTTTGACATTTGCTGTACCAGTTGCACCAGGTGAGCAGACAATATACAAAGCCCCAGTTGGAACATCTGCGATTGTATTATACGCACAGGTTGCCAATGTTGGTATTGGAGATTCATTTCCGACTGTAACTTTTACTCACCGAAGAACAAGTGTTGCAACTCGAACTAGAGGAAATGTAAGAAATAACAGAATTATTAAAGATGGCGAAATTCCTCCAAATGATTCTCTTATTTTAGTTGATGGTAGATTAGTTTTAGAGAGAACTGCACTTGTATCAGATTCAATTGCAATATCTGGAATTCAAAGTGGAATTACGACAATTAGTGATGTAGAATATGATCACACCACTGGATTAACCACTGTTACAACACTTGTCCCTCATGGATTGAGTGTTGATGATCAGATAACAATGGCTGGCATTGTATTCACTTGTCCATCCACAGCTGGAATAACAAGTTCAATTTTTCCTGCTCCACAAGTATCTTTCACCATTGAAAAAGTTATAGATGAGGGTGGAAATGTAGGAATATCTAAAACATTTGAAACAAATACAGGAATTGTAAAAACCCTACCACATACTTTTGCACCTTCTCTACATAACTTTATTCGTGCAGATAAAGATGCAATAACTGTTAATACTTCATCAACTGCAACTGTCGGTACTAAAATAGCTCCAATAAAAGGAACTATCTACGGTTCTACATCAGGTATATTAACAGTGACGACTTCTGTTCCACATAATCTTTCACAAGGTGATTTTGTCAGTTTTAAGGATGAATCATTAACTTTTAAATGTTCACAAGATAATTTCTTTAAAGAAAAAAAATATCCTCGTAGCACTGACCCAGTTTCAGGTATAAACACAGATGTAAAAACGGTGGTGGATGGTAATACTTTCACTACGTTCGTTGGATATACCACCACAGGTGGATTGGTCGGACCACTTCAGATGGAATTTATCTGTAGCATTCTAGAGAATAGTACAACATAATGCCAAAGTATCTTAGTGGTAGAGTCAAGAGAACTCCACAAGACAAATTAACAGAGGACAGATATTTATATCTTGGGTTGGATCAGACAGAACCTAACCTTGGAGATCCACCAGAGATAGATACAATTCCACCTGGAGATCAATTTCAAATAGTATCAGTCAGAAATTATCCTGGTGAGAGATATTGGAAACCAATTGGTGGTGGAACGATACCCGCTGCACATACTGTAAGGGATGAAGGTGTTGTTGTACCAAAAAATGCCTTATTTCCTGGCGGAAATCCTAATCCCAACGCTGGAATTAATAGTATTACCGATGTAAACTTTGTAGGTCTTGCTGTCACTGTTGCTGGTTTTGTGGATCAAGATGGTTTTCCTGGTACTGCTGTTACAGTCACAGTATCTGCACCTGGTAATAATCACGAACTTTTATTTAATAATGATGGAGAATTTGCAACATCATCATTCTTTACTTTTGATAATACAGTAGGTATAGAGTCTGTTGGTATTGGAACTAATCTCAGAGTTCAGGGAGATTTAAAGTTAGATAAAACAATATATGGTGAGAATAATCAACCAGGTAATCAAGGTGATTTATTAGTAAAGACGGCAACAGGTGGAATGATATGGCAAAATCAAAATGCCGTTCGATCTGGTGCTGGTGGAACAATATATGATATACAATTTCACAATACTGCTGGATTGGTAGATGGTGCTTCAACTAACGGAGGTAAGTTTGTATATCGTTCTGATACTTCTCGTGTTGGTATCGGAAGCACAATACCAGAAAAATTATTAGATGTTTTAGGATATTCACGTTTTGATGGTGATGTAGAATTTGTTACTAGTAATCAAAAAAATATTTTCTTTGATCAGTCTGATGATTCCTTAATATTTGGAGATACTGTTAAAGCAAAATTTGGTGATGATTTGGATGCATCAATACATCATGATAATACAAATTTCCATATTGACAATGATGGGGGAAACACTGATTTAAGATTTGGTAATAATAATATTGGTTTTAAAACTGCTCTTCTAGCGGTTCCTAATAATAGAGTTGAGTTATTTTTTAATGATACAAAGAAATTTGAAACCACCAACACTGGTATTGCAATCACTGGAACAGATCACTCAATTCATGGAGAAGTTGGAATTCAATCTCACGTAAAATTAAATGAAAATGCAGAATTGCAGTTTGGTGTTAATCCTAGTTTGCGAATATTTAGAGATACATCTGACGGAGATAGTAGAATAAGAGAAAATGGAACTGGTAATTTAAGTATAGAGGCAAGTGATATTATATTTAAGAATAGTTCACTTAGTAGTCCAAAGACATACGCAAAGTTTAACGACGGTGATTCTGTTGATTTATACTTTAATAATGATCATAAATTCCAAACAACTGGAGTAGGTGTATCTGTTATAGGTTTAACAAGCACTACAGATTTATCTGTTACTGGTTTTGTTACCTCTCATTTAATTCCTGGCACCACAGAATTAACTTTGGGAACAGAGAGTAATCCATGGAAAAAGGTATATGTAGATACCATCATTGGTGTTGATAATGAAGAATTTGAATTTTTAAAAGTTACTGGAATATTAACTGCAAAAAACCTTATTGTTGAGGAAAATTTTAAAGTAGGTGGTATATCGACGTTCATAGGTATTGCAACATTTGGTAGTGGTATTAATGTAACATCTGGGATCACGACTGTTGGATCTGGTATGACTGTTTCTGGTATCTCAACATTCAATGATACCGTGGTCGTTGGTTCGGGTATGACTGTTTCTGGTATTTCAACATTTAATGATGATGTAATCGTTGGCACTGGTGCAACCGTTGGAATTGGATCAACTGTATTTTTCATTAATGATGCACCAGCAGTATTTGGTGATGATGAAGTTTTAGAAATATATTATGGTCAATCTCCTTATAATCAAACCACAACAGATAAACACAGTTATATTCGAGATAAGGGAGATCTGGATCTTGTTATATTATCTAATCAAGTTTCAATAAGAAGTGCAGATGAAACTAAGGATATGGCAAGATTCTACGAAAATGATCGTGTAGAATTGAGATATGATAACAATCTTGTATTCCAAACCACTGGATATGGAGTATCTATTACAGGTATAACGAGCACTACAAATTTATATGTAACTGGCATATCAACCTTTAGTGATCATATAGAAACTACAGATGATCAATTTTATGATATCGGTAGTGCAAACGTTGGATTTAGGACAGTTTATGCAAAAGAATTTGTTGGTAAAAAGATTAGACTTGAAGAAGATTTAGATATTCGAAATTTAAAAGTAAATGGTATATCAACTTTTATTGGCATTGCAACATTTGGTAGTGGTATTAATGTAACATCTGGAATTACAACCGTTGGATTTTTAACCGCTAAAGGTATATTTGTTTCAGGTGTCACAACTGCAACTGATTTTAATTCTCTGTCAGATCGTAATTACAAAACAAATATTCAGGTAATTGATAATCCCATCGATAAGATTATGAAGATTGATGGTGTGTCGTTTAATTGGAAGGCATCAAATAAACCATCGTTTGGTGTGATTGCCGATAATGTTCAGAAAACTTTACCTGATTTGGTGAGTAATGAAGATCCAAAGACCGTAAATTATAATGGTTTAGTTGGATTATTGATTGAGGTCGTAAAAAATCAACAAGAACAAATTAATGAATTAAGGGGTCTTCTTGATAAATAAAAGAAATTACCCAGTGGAAACACGAAGACGGTAGATGGCAATTAAGATAAAAGGTTCTACTATCATTAATGATGATAGAGTCTTAGAAAATGCAGATAAAATAGGAATAGGAACTACAAACCCACATGTAGCCCTTGAGATTTTTGGTAAAGTTGGTATTGGAACCACAAATCCTGACGCCAATATAGGATCACAAAATAATACAAAATTAGCAGTTGCAGGTATTGTAACTGCATATGAATACTATGGAACATTTAAGGGTAATGTTGTTCCTGAAACAGCAGCTGATAGAATAGAAAAAGGTAATACAAAGGCTCAGGTAGTTGATAATGGATCAGACGGACACTTTTTAGTTGAGACAGAGAATGAAGAAAGATTACGTATTATAAAAGATGGTTCCGCATTATTTGGTGGATTTATTTCTAAAAGTGCCTCAGATACCTCAAATCTTGCAATTAAGAGTGTTGATAGTAATATTGGTATACTTAAAGTTCATTCTGATGGTGGTGAAATTAATGGAGATTTAGCAGGTATTTCATTTAGTCATGGTGGTTATGGAAGTGCAGGAAATAGCACTGAGGCTGCAAGAGCAAAAGCAGCGATTGCATTCGAGTCAAATGGCGGGGCATCTTTTGGTTATGGAAGGGGTGATTTATGTTTTTATGTAGATAATGCTAGTGATGATGATCAGGTATCAGTGGATGATGAAAAACTTCGTATCACTAGGGGTAATGGTGTTGGTATTGGAACTACAAATCCTGATGCAGTAGTTACTTCTTCAAATCCTGCTAAGTTAGCTGTTGGTATTGTAACTGCACATGAATTTAGAGGTGGAACTTTCTACGGAACCATTGATTCTACTGTAAATTCAATAAGTCTCAATACTAATTTAGAGGACGTATTTTCTGTTTCAGGGAATCAACTATCTGGTGATGATGCTGGTGGAGATAAAATTGTATTCTGGGATGATACTGTTTCTGGTGGTAAATTATCTTACTTGGATGTTGATGGCACTACTCTAGAAATTGATGGTACAACTTTAAAGGTCAAGACAAATGCTGTTGGTAAAGATTATGATTTAGATTTTGAAGGAACTGATGGAGGGAGTGGAGTTGGTATCGCAACTTGGACTTTATCTGATGGCACAACCTCTAATGATGACTCAGTAACATTAAAAGCAGGATCGAATATATCAATTTCAAATGTTGGAACTTCTGAATTTACAATTCAAGCTGTTCAAGGTGCTGGTGTTGGTGTTGCCGCCAGTGCAAGTCAAGTATTAAATGTTAATGGTGGTGAAATAGGAGGTGTAGATGCAGGAACAGATGATAAACTTGTATATTGGGATAGTGATGCTCTTAGTAACAATGGTAGATTAGATTATTTGACAGTTGGAACTGGTTTAAAAATTGAGACTGGATCATTAAAAATTGATTCAAGTGTTGTAGGTAAATCTTACACTCTTCCAGTTACAGTAGAGGAAGGAACTTCAGGTAGTGGAGGTAATTCAGGAATTGCCACGTTAACTTTAACAGATAATGTGACTCCAACTCCTGGTGAAGATCCAGTGACAATAGAAGCTGGAGATGGTATTGTAATAAAATCCATAACAGGTGGTGAGGGATTTGAAATTAGTGCAGATATTTCTGGAGGTGGTGGAGGTGGAATTTCTGACGTTCAGGTAATACAATATTCTGATAATGCGGATCCACGCACCGAAAGAAATGCAACAAATCCAATTGATGTGCAAAAAACAGTGGGTATCGTAACAATCGGTATTGGAACCACAAGTAATGCATACGGAAATAGATTTGTAGGTCCGAACACACCATCAGGAGCAATCGAAGGAGATATATGGTATGACACTACAACAACTGGACAGGGAACAAATCGTGTTGCAGTCATTAAACATGTAGAATCTTCAGGTAATAATGGTGGAAAAGCACCAAATTTATCATCATTTAACACAAGGAAGTTAAATGATTTAAATGATCCTAATGGTATGGGTGTAACATTAAACTCTAATATCTTTTCCCTACCTGCAGGTACTTATAAGATTGATTTTAGCACACCATTTTATCATACACAATATTCTCAATCAAGATTAAAATATAGTAATCAATCGGATGTTAGCGGAACATTATCTTACATTATTGGTAGCAGTCTTTATGCTGGACCTGGAAGTGGAGGAGAGACAGTCGGTGAATCGGATGGACATGATATAATTGTCCTCACAGAAACAAATTATTTTATATTGGAAAGTAGAGTATCAAAAACTCAAAGTACAACAGATTTTGGAATAAATTGTAGTTACTCCGATGAAGTTTATTCTCAGGTAAGAATTGAGGATCTAGCCACCGCTGTTAAAGATGATGGTAATACAAATAGAATTATTCAGGGGAATACAAAGGCAGAAGTAAATGACACGGGAAGTAACGGACACTTTTTAGTTGAGACAGAGGGATCAGAGAGATTACGTATCATATCAACAGGTAGGGTCGGTATTGGAACTGATATTAATAATTCAATTATTCCTGATAGTGATACACTCCTTCATTTAAAAGTCGCTGGCAACGGAACATTATCTGGTGGTACGAACAAACTTATAACTCTTACTAGTGGAAATCCCAGAATCAATGCTATTGGAGTTAAGGATGCTGATAATTTGTTTATTGCTGCTGATGAGAATAATCAAGGAAATAATTCGTCTATCATATTAAGAGTTGATGGTGACGATCAAGTAACTATCAAATCAAATGCTGTTGGTATAGGAACTGACGATCCCACTGGTTCTAATGCACTCACAAATAATAATTCAACACTAGCTGTCGGAACTATAAAGGCAAATAATATAAGTGGAAACCCAAATCTTTCCATCGGATCAGATGAACAAATCATATTTAACAATGGTGGTTCTCTTGCTGGTGATGATAAATTTGTATTTGATCACGTAGACAAAAAAGTTGGAATTGGAACGACAAATCCATACTACAGACTCCACGCATTTTTTAATAATAGTACTACGTCATTGACTGGTGGTTCAAGCGGTAATTGGGGTGGTGATGGTATAAGAATTGAAAATGATAATACTACAATTGGTGCCTTGTCATTGGTTCAATTTAGAGTAGATAATGCTGACTGGCACATTGGAAATAAAAAAACTACTGGATCTAATCCTGATGGCAACTCAGATTTTGTTTTTAATTCAGAGGGTTCTGAAAAACTTCGCATCACATCAGCTGGTGATGTTGGCATCGGCACCACAAATCCCACTGGTGCTAATGCAGTTGGATCTGGTAACACTTCTGTACTTGCTGTAGGTGTCGTCACTTGTAGAGAATTATATGTAAATGGAAATAATATAAGTGATGGTGGTGCAAATGTAAATATTGGCACTGAACCCCCGACGAATCCATCACCAAATCCAGGAGATTTATGGTGGGATAGTGACAATGGTGATTTACATGTTTATTATAAGGATACCGATAATACAGAACAATGGGTTGCTATAACTGGAGATAGTAACAATTCAGATCCTGTAGGAACTATTGTTGCATGGGGTGGTTCAGTCTCAAGTATTCCTAGTGGGTATCAACTTTGTGATGGTGGTATAACACAAACATCGGCACTTCAAGCAATTACTGGTGCTAATGTGCCTGATTTAAGATCTAGATTTATTGTTGGTGCTCATAATGTTAGTGGAACAGGATCATGGCCTAATGTTGGTGTTGGTTCAACTGGTGGTAGTGCAAATGCGATAGTTCCTGACCACACTCACCCTACGTCTGTTGATAATGGTACATTATTCCATCAAGGTGGTACTCCTAACGCAATTCCTTTTGGTGGGCCAGGACTATATCCTGGTACTGTATTCAGTATGAGTGATCCAAGTAATGGGGAGTCAGTAACAAATAAAAATTTACCACCGTATTATGCACTTTGTTATATTATCAAACATACTGTTTCTAGTGATAGTGGTGGTGGTAGTAGTAGTGCATCATCGGTTCAATACTTTACTTCCGATGGAACTTGGACTAAACCTTCAACAGGTAATTTCGTTCTTGTTACTATGTGGGGTGGCGGTGGTGGCGGTGCATCATCAGGAAGCTATAGAGGTGGTGGTGGAGGAGGTGGATATGCCGAATACAGAATTAAAATGTCTGATTTAGGTCCTACAGTATCCGTTACAGTTGGATCTGGTGGTGCAGCTGGTGTTGCAGGTGAATCATCACAGTTTGGTAGCATAACATACTCTGTCGGTGGTGGAGGTGCAGGAAGAGGAACAAGTAGTACCACTGATGAACAGAATCTCTCACCAGGCGGAACAGGTGGAAATTTGTATGGAGATGGAACCACACCAGCATCAGGTGCTTCAACAAGAGATAGTGATGGTTCTATCATTGCTCTACCTGATACATTGAATGGGGGGGTAGAGGGTAGAAATGGTGCATCAGGTGGATCTGGTTATCGTCCTCAGAATTTTGGTAATGCTGCTGTTGGTGGGGATTCTATCTACGGTGGTGGAGGTGGTGGTGGATATGGACCTAATAACTTTGGTGTGACTGTTACAGCTAATGGTGGAACAAGTAGAGTGGGAGGAAATGGAGGCACAGGAAACAGTGATAATGCTCAAATACCTGCAGGTGGTGGTGGAGCTGGTTATTCTGGTGCTAGAGGAGAAGTTTGGGTTGTAGTAGTATGATAGATAAAGAATCTCTGCACTTAATTTAATGTTCATCCCATAAATAATCAAAAAGTAATATGCCAGCATTTGATTTTCCACCTTCTCCAACTTTAAATCAGATTTACACAGCAAATGGTGTAACATACATTTGCACTGCGATAAATCCCTCTGTGTGGAAAAAACTTGGATCCGATACGAGTGTGGGATCATCCAAAGTCGCAATATTAAAAGATGAGAAAAACCCTCAAGTAGATAGTGGTGATTTTGATAAAGAGGATTGGAGAGATAGGGATTTAACCGTTAAAGAAGATCCATCTAATTTTGTCAATTTAACAGTGGGTGGATCAAAATCTTCACCTAGCACTGGAAATACACCTGGTTACTGGTCACTACCAGCAGGGAAATATCGTATTGATTGGACTGCTCCTGCATTTGAAGTTGCACGACATAAAACTAGATTAGCTTATAGCACTACTGAATCACAAATTTCAACTGCTGGTCTTAATGCATCAGCATCGTTTGTTGATGGTTCAACTGCGCTTAGTTCTTATCCTGATTCTGCAGATGATCAATCAAGTTCATTTGGACATACAGTTATAGAACTTGCTCAAACCACATATTTTAAAATTTTACATTATGCTGTCGATCAAACCTCAACTAACTTTGGGTTTGGTTATCCAATTTACAGAAGTATTCATACTGTTCCTACCGTAAATCCTGGATCGAACATCTTCACTCAAGTAAGAATTGAGGATCTATCCACCGCTGTTAAAGATGATGGTAATACAAATAGAATGTTTCAGGGAAACACGAAGGCAGAAGTAATTGATACTAACGGTAACGGACACTTTTTAGTTGAGACAGAAGGCACAGAAAGATTACGAATCACAGATAGTGGAACATTAGAATTAAGAAAAAATTCACCACAAATACAACTTATTGACACTGATGATACCACTGGAAATACAAAGACACAACTTATACATGATTCTGGTGATTTGTATGTTGATCTTCGTGATGGTAATAGTAATGGGCAATTAATAATTCGTGGAAAGGCTGGAGGCACAGCTAAAGAAAGACTTCGCATCACATCTGATGGGGATGTGGTTATTGCACAAAATGTATCAACATCGCATGTATTGGGTGGTGGCATATATACTAGGACAATTAATTGTGCTACATCACAAACACCTGTTAATGGTACCCAATATACTGTAGTTAAGGATTTTTTCAGCTTTAATTGTCCAAATGGTGCGATAGCTGGAACTATATATGCTGCATCTAATGGTAATTTCCTTTCTGCTTCATCAGTCTCTCATTTTGCTACACAAGCCAGTACTACAAGTAATGGTGGGGGAACTATTACAACAGCTGTTATTGATAACATTAATTCTTCTACCTTCAATTACACTCTTTCGATATTTACAACTGGATCTAATGTACACACAATTAGAGCAACTGTTGTTTATGTACACAATGGTGCTGATACTAATCCTACTACTGGAGGACCAAAAGATCCAGAATTAACCTTAACGGTTATGTTGGGTGCAGCCAACAAATCAATCACAGTCACTAGACCTTAAATAAAGAATTATGGGAGTTAAAGTTTATCACAACGGAAATTGGATTGAGTTTTCAACAGGATCAAATGCCACTGCGAGTTTTCTTGTTCAGGATGAGGGTAATGATCTTGTTGGTCTTGCGACTGCCTTAAATTTTAAAGGTAGTGGGGTAACTGCATCAAATACGTCAGGAAATCCATCGACTAAAGAAATTGAGATAACAGGTGTAACAACATTTTTGGCTCTCTCTGACACTCCCACCTCTTATGTTGGTACTGCAGGTAGTGTTGTCACAGTCAATTCAAGTGAGGATGGATTAGTATTTTTGGAAGCAGATTCAACTGGATTAGGAAGAGATAATTATGTTGATAGTGCATCATTTGGATCCTTACCACAGGGAGGTGCACGACTTACATTAACTTATGCTGGTCCAGATTCTGGTACTTTAACTGATGTAACTGCAGATTTAACTATTAACACTCTCGCAATTGGATTCACTCAACTATCAGACACACCTACAAATTATACGGGAGTAGGAAATAGTTTTGTTCGAGTCAAATCAAGTGAAGATGGATTAGAATTTGTCTCACAAGTACCAGGCACCGCAGTGGGTGCAGTAGGAATTAATAGTCAAGTTCAGTATAATGATAATGGTGCTTTAAATGGTGCAGCAGGATTATTTTACTTTAAAGGAGATGAGAGTGATGGTAATCCAGGAAATAAATTAATCCTCAAACCTAATTATACAGATTATACTAGCACCACCGAACCTGCTAAGTATGGTGGAGGAGCCATAGTAGCACAATCAAATAATGAAAGTTCCACCATATCTATTCCTTGGAATGAAGCAGGTATAACTGCAGATGGTGGATTAGAATTAATGAGAAGAAGAATTGAGTCTCCTCAAGGTGGTCCTTATATAGATTTTAGAGCTCAATCAGTCGATAAGGATGCTCGTATTCAGATGGATTATGCTCTTTATAGTGGAGCGATTGATACAAGTCATGGGGATTATTCTGCAATTACCTTTCAAACAGGTGGAACTGGTTACTATAATTGGCAGAGTGCTACAAGTGGAAGAGTCACAGAAAAAATACGTATTGGTAGAAATGGGGAGATAGGAATATTAGCAGGATCACAAATTCCATCACCAAATCAAGGACCATATAACGACATCCAACCAGGCACAGCAGGATCTAATAATCCAATTGTAGACAGCAATAGAACTGAAGCAGACAAATATGGAACGAACGGTCAAGTTTTAATGAGTGGTGGTTACGGTAACTCCGTTTTTTGGGGAACGAATGGTGCGGGAAATAGTCTGTGGACACAAAATACTGTTGGTATCTACAGAGATTCAGATGTGATGATTAGAAGGTCAGATAATGCCAACGATGCTTCTCTTGCAGTTCATGGAAGTATTTTAAGTGGAACCGCTGGTTCATCTAAAAATGTTTTAGATTTAAGAAGCCAAACTGCTAACGCTGATTGTTTAACTTTTCGTTCTGTAAGAATCACAGAAGATACCACAGGAGCTGGTAATCCTGATTGGTATTCAGCAGCTTGGAGAATACAGAGAAGAGTTGATGTCACCGATCAAGTTTATATACAATTTGGAGCTGGTAATAATAACCCTTCAGGGACAGATTCTAATGAAGACATTATATTTGGAAATACAGGTGGTGAAAGACTTCGCATGGAGTCAAGTGGACAGTTACTTATAGGACAAAGCAGTATAATAAATGGTGTATTTGGATCTGCTCCTCCTAGATTCTCAGTTTCAACACCAACAGCATCTCCAGCAATCTTTGCAACTTTTTCAAATGATATTTATGGATCTAGAATTGATCTTCTTAAGTCAAGAGATGAGACAATAGGTTCACACACAGTTCTTCAATCTGGTGATTCAATTGGTGAAATATATTTTGGTGGATCGGATGGAGATCAATTTCATGCAGGTGCTTTAATTCAATCAGTTGTAGCATCTGGAGTTGGTAATGATGATATGCCAGCAGACTTACGTTTTTTCACTAATGGTGGAACAACAACTGTAACAGAAAGACTTCGAATCACACATGATGGTGATGTCGGTATTGGAACTTTTGATCCGACTGGAACTAATGCAATTTCAGGTAATAATGCCAAGTTGGCTGTTGGTATTGTTACTTGTCGTGAATTATACGTAAATGGAAATCAAATTACAAGTAGTGGTGGTGGTGGTTCTTCAGATCCTGTAGGAACTATTGTTGCATGGGGTGGTTCAGTCTCAAGTATTCCTAACGAGTATCAACTTTGTGATGGTAGTGCAGCACAAACATCGGCACTTCAAACAATTACTGGTACTAATGTGCCTGATTTAAGATCTAGATTTATTGTTGGTGCTAATGATGTTTCTGGGACAGGAACATATCCTGGTGTTGGTGTTGGTTCAACTGGTGGTAGTGCTAATGCAGTTCTAGTTGCTCATCAACATACAATTGAAGTTCGCACAGGAGGAGGAACTGATCACGATAACGTGCCAAAAAACGATGGAGATGGTGCAAATAGTACTGAATCTACTAACATAGTGGGTAAAGACGCTGCTGGTAATGATAATAATTTACAACAAGGAACTAATGCAAACCTTCCACCATACTATGCACTTTGTTATATTATCAAACATACTGCTTCTAGTAGTAGTAGTAGTGGCAATTATGAGAGTTATATTGCATCCCTTTCTGGAAATAATAATATAGAATTTACAAACATTCCAAGTTGGGCAACTAAAATTACTCTACTTGGGGAAAATTTTCTTCTTCCTGAACCTTCAGGTGGTACTAATCAATCAATTGGATCTTTGCTAGAATTTGGTGGAAATAGTGGTTATCTGGGTTCAACTGCATACACGTATACAACGTCCTTCATTACAAAAAGCACTTCAGGATCAAACACTTATGGAATCTCTGAATTTACAAATAATAATACCCCATATGCACCTTATATTCTTTTAAATTCGTCATCAGAAGGTGATGGACCTATATTGAGTCAGGTATTCTTTACTTTTGAAAAAGTTAAGGGTCAAAATAAATGGGTTTATAGTGGATCGACTGCAAATAGGAAAGGCATTCCTAGTGATACTTTTGAGGATTTCAGATTTTTGAATGAATTTACTGGTTCTTTCACTGCTAGCGAGGGGATTACAAAACTAAAACTTAGAAGTTTTTCAGATAGTACTAGTCCAGCGAGTAATTATACTGGTGGAACTCTTACCGCAATTTATGAGGGTGAAGGTGGTGGAGGATCTAGTTCTGTCACACCAGCAGTAGAAGTTGAACAATTAAGTTCACAATTTGTAATGCCATCCCAAAGTTTCTCAACTATATTGTCTATTAATATTACACCATCTACAGCAAATTCATCAATGTTAGTTCAACTTACGGGATATGCATTTTCTCCCGTTGCAGCAGAACGTTTTGAAATTCGTTTAAGAAGAGACACTACTGTATTAAAAACATGGAGCAATACCAATACTGGTGATGCTGAGTACTTGGATTACCCCGTTAAGGATACTTTTACTCATGGCACTTCACAAATCAGTTATGTATTAGAGGGAAGACAATCCACTTCTGGTTCTATTGGTCCCGCTCAAGTTAGTAAACGCACTAACCTAGTCATACAAGAAATTGTTTAATCATAACAATTTTTAACCAACTAAATAGAACATAGAATCATAGTAGAATTATTGTGCCATGCCACTGAATAAGTTAGATAATTTCCTTAAAAATGTCGAAGGTCGTATATTGTATGTAAGTCCAAGTGATTTGGACGCATCAGATGCGATGTCGAATCAAGGTAATTCACAAGCGTCACCCTTTAAAACTATACAAAGGGCACTGATTGAAGCAGCAAGATTTTCATATGTGCCAGGAAATAATAACGATATCACAGAAAAAACAACAATATTATTGATGCCAGGTGAGCATATCATTGATAATAGACCAGGTTATAAGATTGAGAGAGATGGTAATGATGTAAAGGTTCGTACAGCACGAACTAATTCTATCATACCAAATGGTAAACTTGAATTACTGTTAAATTTAAGTTCTAATTTTGATTTAAATCAAGAAGATAATATCCTACGCAAATTTAACTCTGTTGAAGGTGGAGTCATCGTGCCTCGTGGTACATCAATAGTTGGATTAGATTTAAGAAAAACAAAGATAAGACCAAAATATGTTCCAAATCCAACAACAACATATGAAAAAGATCCTGCATCTGCAATTTTTAGGATTACTGGTGCATGTTATTTCTGGCAGTTTTCAATTTTTGATGGAAGTCTAACTGATAAAGTATATGTGGACAGTGCTAATTTTACTGATCCAGAGTTATTAGTAAAACCCTCTTTTTCTCACCACAAATTAACTGTATTTGAATATGCAGATGGTATTACTATAGACAAAACAACAAAATTAACAGATTTAAATATGTACTATCATAAGTTATCAATAGCTTATGGTAGTGCAACCGAGGATCGAAACATAAGTGATAAATTTCCGATAAAAACAGAGGGATTTGTTTCGAAGAGACCAGAATTTGAAATAGTTGGTGCGTTTGCAGCTGACCCAATTAAAATTTCAAAAATATTTGCGGGTACAGAAGGTGGAGATGCAGATCCAGTTGTTACAGTTCAAACAGCTACTGACCATGGTTTAGATAAAGACACTCCAATTCGTATTAAAGGTGTTGGAGAATCTGCATATAATATTTCAACAAATGTTTCTTCAATTAGTGTTACAAACACAAGAGAGTTTACATACACTTTATCAAGTTTTGATGGAGAAATTAAAAATACTAACGTTAATGTTACCGATGCATTTGTGATTGTAGAGACCGACACTGTAAATGGTGCTTCTCCTTATATCTTTAATATATCACTAAGATCAGTTTTTGGTATGAATGGTATGCATACTGATGGTGCAAAGGCAACTGGATTTCGTTCAATGGTTGTTGCACAATTCACTGGTGTATCCCTACAAAAAGATGATCGTGCATTTGTAAAATATAATAAAGAAAGCAGAACATATGATTCAATAACCATAGATGAAGACGGAACAACTGGAACAGCACTAGCAAGTCAATCATCAGCATCATCCTCATCTCAAGTCTATCACCTTGATTCTGATGCGATTTATAGAAGAGGTTGGGAAACTAGACATGTTAAAATATCAAATGATTCTATATTGCAGATCGTTTCTGTTTTTGCGATTGGTTATGGTGTGCATTTTGAGGGAAGATCAGGCGCTGACGCTTCAATTACAAACTCTAACTCAAACTTCGGACAACTGGCGCTCGTGTCTGATGGATTTAAGAGAGATGCATTTGCAAAAGATGATAGAGCATTTATAACTCATATTATACCCCCACGAGCTATAACAAGTCCAGTGGAAAATATTGATTGGGTTTCGCTTGATAAGCAAAATGCAAGTGCAAATAAAATATATCTATTTGGATTTAATTCTGAGGACATTAAACCACCATCACTTACACAAGGATTTAGAATTGGTGCAAAAACAGATGATTTACTTTTTGTAAATATTGGTACAGCAGAAAGATCTGCAAAAATAATGATGGTGGATCATGGTGGTGGATCTACTCGAAGTGGTGTTAAAAAAATCACTGGTGTAACAAACGACAATGGTGTTTTTACATCAACAAGTGACCACTTTTTATCTACTGGTGAGAAGGTAATAATTATAAGTGATGACGGAGATCTTCCTGAAAATATTGAGGAAAAATCAGTATTTTTTGTAATCAGAGATGCAGTTAACCCCAAAAAATTTAAACTATCAACTTCTCTCACAAACGCTGAGAACGGCACATCGATCCCAGCTATTGGTGGAACAAATTTAACTGTTTTAAGTAGAGTCACTGATAAAGAATGTGGAGATGTTGGTCATCCTGTTCAGTTTGATAGCAATTTAAAACAGTGGTACATAACTGTCAATAGTACTGACAATACCATATTAAGCAATTTGTCAGGGTCTGGAAGAACAGAACCTTCTTTTGTAAAAAGAATATCAGATACAAGAAGTCTTGATGAAAAAATATACAAATTAAGACTTGCAATACCAAAAGAAATTATCAACTCTAAAAATCCTGAAAACGGATTTGTAATTCAAGAATCTTCAAATACTGGAGTAAGAAAAGTACAAGATTTTACAGAGACACCTGATCTTACAACAGATGATTACTTATATGATCGAAATCCAAGATTCATAAGTACATGTACTTTTAATAGTGCATTAAAAACTGTCACCATTGGTCTGGAAAAACCACATAATTTATCTGTTGGTGATGTGATTACAGTTAAAAATATAAAAGATTCTACTAATACAATAGGTTTAGGAAATAGTGGATACAACACAGAAACATCAGTCACTAAAATAATAGATGGTCTAACTTTTGAGTATTTAACAGGAGAAACATCACCTGGAGCGTTCGCCACAAATGATTTTAACGATAAAACGAGTGACAGTGCACTTCAATATCCAAGATATGAAAGAACAGATTTAAAATCAAACATCTATATCTTTAGAAACAATATTATAAGTGAGTTTACAAATAATACATCTGATGGAGTATATCAAGTATTTGCACTTAACTCAAGTAATAATATCGCAGGTGAGTTTCAAGATTTAGAGTATAGTCAAAATGTTGTTGATGTATATCCACAATTAGATCGAGATAATGTAAACGAAAATCCATCAGCATCTAAAACATTTGCTCTTCGGTCACCACTTGGACAGGTTACCACTAACGACCCACTTAAGAGTATAACAAGAGAGACAACTGATAAATTACTTAAAACATTAGGTCTTGGTTTAAAAATAGAATCAAATGTAAGTTCCACTAATACTCTAGGTATTGTCACATTTACACAAGATCATAATATCGCTGGTATTATGACAGGTACTCGAACTGCTGGAACTGGATATAACAATGGTACCTATCAAAATGTGAAAGTTTATACTGATTCAGGCACTCAAAATGATACAACATGGAACGGAACTTTAGCAAAAGTTACTGTGAGTTCAAATGAGGTAAGTTCATTTGATATTACCAATCCTGGCTCTGATATGTTGGGTAAAGTCGGTCACTTTGATAATGCTGTTCTTGGAGGGGGATCTGGAGCTAAAATTACAAATACAGGATTAGGTCTTAAATCTGAAAATGTGGGAGTATCAACAGATCTAGTTTTACAAATCACGGGTGTTGGAATAATTCCAGATAGTTATTTTAGAATTATTGGAACAAATGATAAAAAGAGTGTATCAATAGCAAAAACTGATGGAGATGTAGATCCAACATCTGGACAGTATGGATTTATAGTTGGTAAATCCTCAAAGATTTCAACTACAACATTTAGTGTTGGTATAACAACTGTCACAACATCATCTCCACATGGACTTGTTGCAGGTAATAAGTTTCAATTAAATGATTCTACTAATGGTAATCAAGGATCATTTATTGTTGAATCAAAAGTTGGAGTCTCAACATTTACATTTAAAACTTCATCACAAATTGCAGAAGTAAATGGACACATATTAAAACATGGTTTATCAGCTAACGATGGATTATCAGGAAGAGGCAATGAAAATCTTGCGGTAAGAGGGGTTGAATTGTTCAACAAAGAGTCTGCAAAATTAGGTGTGGCTGCAGATGGATCAGGAGTAGTTATGCCTACATCCACAGATTTAATTAAGTTTAATCTATCTGGTGATTTAAATTCATCTAACTTATTAAATAGATTCCCATACGGATCATATATTCTTGTTGATGAAGAGATAATGAGAATATCATCCACATCTACATCTGGAAATGGCAGTGACAGTTTAAAGGTAATTCGAGGTGTATTTGGAACAACGATAGCTCCTCATGTTGATGAATCTTTGGTGAAGAGTATAAAAGCTTTCCCAATTCAATTTAATAGACCCTCTATTTTAAGGGCATCTGGTCACACCTTTGAGTATCTTGGATATGGTCCTGGTAATTACTCTACTGCACTTCCACAAGTTCAGATAAGAACTATCACTGAGAGAGAAGAATTCCTATCACAATCACAAGAAAGATCAGGTGGTGCTGTTGTTTATACTGGTATGAATAATAAGGGTGACTTCTATATTGGAAACCAGAAGAAGTCTGCACTTACTGGTGAGGAAACTTCTTTTGATACCCCAATACCATCAGTTGCAGGTGAGGATCCTGGTAGATTAAGTGTTGTGTTTGATGAAGTCACAGTTAAAGATAGAATTGTAGTTGAGGGTGGCAAATCAAAAACTGTATTATCAGAGTTTGATGGTCCAGTTACATTTAACAATGAAACTCAATTTAAAGATTCTGTTAAAATAAAGACAACTACAGATTCTACTTCACCCCTCACTGGAGCTCTTTTAGTTTCTGGTGGTGTTGGATTTGCAAAAACGGTGCACTTCGCAGATAATGCAAGAATAAAATTTGGATCTGAAGGTGCAGGTGATTTACAAATATATCACACATCTGATACTGCATCTGGTAGAAATAGTTTCGTTCGTGATATAGGAGGTGGTGATTTATTTCTCGATACTAATGGGTCAAAAATAGGATTAATACAGGATGGGTTTCAAACCGTACAGGATAATGGGGTAGGTGGAACGTTAGCGAACTTCAATAAGGATGGATCAGTTGACTTGTTTTATAATGCAGTTAAAAAATTTGAAACACTTAGTATTGGTGCCACTGTCGCTGGAACTATGTTTGCAACTACCTTCTCTGGATCTGGTTCAGGATTGACAGATTTGAATGAAACCACTCTTAAAGACTCTAATAAAAATGTAAGAGCTGAAGCAAATTCAAATGGATTAGAGATTACAGGACAATTAAAGGTATCTGGAATTTCTACATTTACTGACGGTATTTTTATTCCTAACGATAAAAAAGTGATGTTAGGTGATAATTCTACAAATCCTAGTATGGAGATTGTACATGATGAGTTTGATTCTGTTATAAAACACATTAAACAAAGTGGGCAAGATCCTAATACAGGAGATCTCCACATACAAAGTGGTAAAGAAGTTATTATCTCGAACATTAGTTCAAAAACAAATGTGTCGGCAAAATTTAATGTAACTGGAGCAGTACAATTAAATCATAATACTAATCAGAGATTAATTACACAATCAACTGGTGTAAAAATTGGTACGACTACCAGTGATGGAAATCTAGATGTCACTGGTGATATTACTGCCTTCTTTACTTCATCGGATGTAAATCTAAAAGATGGTATTTCACCAATAACAAAAGCACTTGAAAAAGTTAAATCAATTAGTGGTAATACATTTAATTGGAAGGTAGAATCTGGTAAAGAAGGTTTAGATACTGGTGTGATAGCACAAGAAATTGAGGCACTTGGATTACCTGGTGTTGTTCGTACTAAAGATGATGGATACAAATCTGTTGAATACCATAAGATTATTCCATTATTGATTGAGGCAATCAAGGAATTGAGTGCTGAAATTGATACTCTCAAAAACAAATAAATAACTAAAAAGAAGTAATGTCTAATTATACAAAATCGTTTAATTTCCGAAATGGTGTTCAGGTTGATGACAGTTCTCTGGTAGTAAATGCCAATGGACTGGTGGGAATCGGAACTACCAGACCAGAAAAAAAATTAGATGTTTTTGGAAATGCGAGAGTATCTGGTTTAACTAGTGTATCAACACTCAATGTGACGAATGTCGTGACCATTGGAACTGGAATCACAATGGATTCTACGACAGGCATTGTAACTGCGGTTAAATTTGTTGGTGATGCATCGGGATTGCAAAACATTATAGCAATCGCAACTGACGGTTTTATTGCAAATGCTGGAACACTTTCAACTGTTGGAAGTGTTGGTATCGGAACGACAATATTTACAAATCCTACACCAAAATTAGAAGTTAGAGGGGATTCAAAATTTTTTGATGGAGTCACAACCTTCGAAGGTTCTATTATATCTAAAAATATAAACTCTACTGGTGTAATCACCGCCACTGATTTTGCTGGTGCGGGAGGAACTGCAGCACCATTTGTTAATATTAACGTAGGAACAGCAGCAACCATTGGAGTTTTAACAGTTACGGACGGATCAACATTTGATGGTGATGTGAGTTTGCCAGATAATAAAAAGATAAAATTAGGTAATGGTAAAGATCTTCAAGTTTTTCATGGTGAATCTCCTTTTTCTCCAGGCTCAGCACATAACAGTTACATTCAAGATTCTGGAACTGGAGATTTAGTATTACTATCCAATCAAGTTGCAATAAGAAATGCATCTGAAACTCAAGATATGGCAAGGTTCTATGAGGGAGACCGTGTTGAATTGAGTCATAATGGTAGTAAAAAATTCGAAACAACTGGAACAGGAGTAACCGTAACTGGAAATCTTGGAGTTAGCAATAGAACATTTCTAAAAGATTTAGAAGTTTCGGGTATTTCTACATTTAATGACACCATTGAACTTAAAAAGGTATCTGTTGGTGCGACTGTTGGATTTGGAACAACGGCATATTTTAAAGATAACGCAGCAATCATATTAGGTGATGGTGAAGATTTTGAAATTTATCATGGTAAATCTCGAAATGATCCAAGTGCTACAAATCAACAAAGTTACATTCGAGATTCTGGAGTTGGCGATTTAGTATTACTATCCAATCAAGTTGCAATCAGAAATGCTACTGAAAGTGAAGATATAGCAAGATTCAAAGAAAATGATGGTGTTGAATTATATCATAATAATGTAGAAAAATTACGAACTATTAGTATTGGTGCATCAGTTTTTGGACAGTTAAACGTTGCGAGATTAAATGGTGGTACTAATGGATTATCTGCGAGTTATGGTGCATTAAGATATGGAAATGAAGCTGGAAATGTTTCTTTCAGCACAAGAAAATCAGTAGATTTAATAAATTATGATACTGGCAATATTAATTTTTACTTAGATGGTTCAAATGCAAATTCTGGTATTGGTAGTTTCGTGTGGCATCAAGGAACATCTAACCGTTTGATGGCTCTTACCGCTGAAGGAAACCTTGGCATTGGATTGGTAAATCCACAATTTAAATTACATGTAGATGGAACTGCCAAAATTTCGGGACTATCCACTTTCGGAAATGGTATAAAAGTAACCAGTGGTGACATCACTGTAACTAATAGTATTAAATCATCCTCTAATAATACCGATCTTGATTTCTCAACTGGTATCATGTCTGCTACGACTTTCAAAGGAAATGTTGATGCAAGAGATGAAATTGGTGGCACGAGTAAATTTTTAAATCTTATTATTGAAAGTGATGGAACTGGAACTGGTATTGCCACAATGCCAAAACTCAAGATTGGATCAGGTATTGGTGTAAACGAAGATCCCCTTGCGAAGGTGACGTTTCCAGCAATGCAAGGTAGTAATTTTAATTTAATTGACACCTATCTTAATATTAAAACTAGTTCTACTAAAAGAGTTTTTGTAACCCAAGACGGTCAGGTGGGTATATTTACAGATAGAATGCCAGGTAGACCAGTTAGTGCAATAACTAGACCAAACGTTCAAACTGCAATTGGAGTAAATGTAGATACGACTGTTCTGGTCAAGGCATTAGGTATTGGAACTGCTGATTTTGGTCAAGGATCTGCCGTTGATTTTTCTAATGCTGGATCACAATTCTCTAGATATATGATTCCACCTGTCATTAATAGTGCAGATGAGAGAGATTTACTGAAGGGAAATAGTGGAACTAATCTTTTTACTGGCACAATCACAGCAGGTTCTCCTATTATAACAAATGTTGGTAATTTTGATATTGCTAATCTTACCCTAGGAACTGTTGTTACCATTACTAATGAAACTAATATTAATCAAGTGTTGCCACCAACAGGTGTAGCTAAAGTTATTGGCAAGGATAACAGTGATCCTTCTAATAAAAAAATAACATTAGATAAGAATTTTGGTGGAACTGGAAGTTCAAATGGTAGTGTCACATTCAATGAAAATGGATCAAATAATGACATACCCCTAGGAGCAATTATTTTTGATAATTCAAGTGGTGTTAATAAACTTAGATATTTTACAGGTTCGATTGATACAAGTGGAAGTGATGGTGGTTGGCTCAATGTCTCATAACAAGAGGTTAAAATGACTATTAAAAATTCTGGAAGTTCATTATCTTTTTCTGAAATAGTAACAGAATTTGGTAATCCAACTGACGGTAAATTTGGAAATTACAGAGTTACAGAATCTTTAAAACGTAATAATGTTACTTTTAGACAATTAACATTAGATGGAGAAACACCTGGTACCGCAGGTAGTATTCCAACATCAGGTCAAATTAAGTTTAGTGATTTTTATGGCAAAAGATTAACAAATGTAATTGACATATTTTCTGGTGGTCAGGAAAATTTATTAAATGCAAAGAAGATATTTAATGTAATACCAAACCGAGTCACTGTGGTAGGTCCAAAAAAATCTAGTGACAGGAGAGAAGCAGACAGTAAAGTTATTATTTCAGTGAACAAAACAGTTGGATCAGAAAAAGGAGATCAGACTAAATGTGCATTACGAACAGGATCATGGGATTCTACAGTTCAATTACAGGTGATTGTTGATGGTCAAGGGAAACTTGTTGGTGCTGGTGGAGATGGAGGAGATGGTGCGGACGGATTAAGTGGTTCATTTAATGGAAAACAAGGTAGAGGTTTTAATGGAACTAATGGAACATCAGGATTGGGCATCGAACATGGAACCTCAACTAATAAAACAAAAATCATTATAACATCAGGTGGTATAATATCCACGGGTTTTGGTGGTGGTGGAGGAGGAGCAGGAGGTCAAGAAACAAGTAAGAATGATAGAAGAGCTGGTGGCGGAGGAGGTGGCGGTGGTGCTGGCATCCCTGCTGGAATAGGTGGACAAGGTGGATCACCACAGGCAGGTACGAGAGATGATCCTAAAGATAATGGTGATGATGGTAATAGTGGTTCAGTAAATAATAACCAACTTCTAGGTGGCACTGGTGGTGATGGAGGTTCTAACGAAGATCAAGTTTCTGGTGCAAATGGTGGAAGAGGTGGAGATATTAGACCTGGTTTTCAACAATTAAATGGTTCTAACGGAGGGTCAGATGAAGGTGGGTTTCCTAATGGAGGAGTTACCTTTGGTGGAACTGCGGGATCAAATGGAAAGGCAATCAGAAAAACTGATAGTAATATAGTATTTGAAGAACAGTTTAGTAGTAATGATGATGTGGTAGGAGATAAGGATGGTATAGGTGTATTTCAATCAACATAGTTTGGTTACGAGATATATACTATATACTGTTATTAATTTTGTATGAAATCAATTATTAAAATTGAAAAATATTTGCCAGAAACAAATCAGATAATTGTAAAATTTGCGAGACTTCATGCTCCTCAACCAATCGACAATTACGATAGTACTCCAGTAGATTGTGATAAACTAGATTGTTATAACACAGAAACTTTCCTTCACACCTTAATGAGAAGAGTGGGAGAGAAGTTTGTATTAAAAGAAGAGGATGAAGAACCAATTTTTAATAAAGTGGATGTTGTAGGTGAGAAACTTGATTTACCTAATATGGTAGGAAAGATAATTGAATGTAAAGTAGATAGTAATAGGAAACAAATACTAAAAATGAGGAGAGTTGAATTATGACTGTTAAAAGATATGTAAAAAAATGTGAAGAGTTTGCGATTTGCTCTGAAACAGGGAGTGCAGGGGATGTATTTTTTGATAGTGCTGCTGAAAATCGTGCTTTATATCACATCATAATTAAAGGGTCAGGTAGAGGTGGGGTTGCCTTTGATTCAGAATATGTAGAGGCAGATGCACAGGTCAATAAATTTCATTCAAAAATACAATATCTTGGTAAAAATTTAATTTTTGAAGCATATGAAGATTATCATATATTTGGATTCTGTCCAATAAGACTGACAGATCAATGGAAAGGTCGATTGGTTAATGAATCATTTGATGGTCAGGATGGAAGTTGGTTGATTTGTTTTGATGGAAGACCACTGGTTAATGGAAAGGAGTTGCAAAGAATGGACTATGCGAGATTAGAAAATAAAAAATACGAGATTGAATTAAATAATTCTGTGATTGGATTATTTACGAGAACAGGATAATTTATTGTCAAGAAAATAAAACATTTTCGCAATTATTACATAATGTGTTATAATAAAAATAAACTACGAGGTAAATATGAAATTGACTCCAAATGAGTTGATGATATTAAGAGGTACCTTATGTTGGAAAAGAATGTATAAGGGAATGAAACACGCTCCACATGGAGTGGTTGTTTGGGACGAGACTTGGATGCAAGATAGTTTAGATAAAATAAATGCTTATATTAAGGAACATCATCCTGAAATACCAGAATGGAAATGAATAAAAAAATACTTGATTATGATGTAGATTCTTTATTTTCAACTCCGATACACATTTTAAAATTAGATGATTTTGATAATATAAAGAATGATCTGATAGATTATGCTTATAAGATCAAAAATAAAAATATTGGTAGAAACGCATCAAATAAAGGTGGTTATCAGTCTGAACCATTTAATATTAATGATTCTAATGATATATTACATAATTTGATAATGAAAATTATATCTAATATGACTTGCTTTAGAGAAAATGTAAGTGTTGAATGTGACGCTTGGATCAACATAAATCCACCAAAATCTTTTAATGCAAAACATTGTCATCCAAATTGTGATATGGCATCAGTATTATGGATAAAAATACCAAAAAACTCAGGCGACATTGAATTTGAATCACCATTTAATTTTTTATCATATAATGAAATGGATTCATATAATCAAGATTTTAAGAAGAAAACAAAATGTTATCACAGTTACACTTATCCACCAAAAGAGGGAGTAGTTATTTTATTCCCTGCTCACCTACAACATAAGGTGCATGAAAATAAGTCAAGTGAAGATCGAATATCAGTTTCATTCAATATGAGTATTCTTAATCCGTACTTGATGCGATCAGATGGTACGTTGAAAAAAATGTAACCTTGCCTGTAATTTCTAAAAAACATACATACTCTGTATGGTTTGTTTCGAAGGGTATATTTAATCGTTAAAGGGATCAAAAATGGAGGAGTCTTACTTGTTTCAAAGTGAGACTCTTTTTTGTGTGTTCATACGTGGTCAGATAACAAAGTGTCATAATGACTGTACACAGGGGGTTTTTTTATGTTATAATATGTTCATATACAAAAACATTATGACTCCCGAACAAACTTTAAGGTTTAGAGAACTCTATAAAGAAATGTATTTTATTTGTGGTGGACTCGATCCGTTCTCTTATGCAAGAGCTAGAGAAATCTATATGTCTGGAGAGTTTGGACACAAGGTTGCTGATGATTACTCAGGAGAGGATGCTTTTGATGAGAATGGTAAACCAGTTGAGTACAAGTCAACTATCGCAGATAAGATACAAGGTACTTATAATGGTATAAGTGTTCATAACACTTGGGAAGAACAAATGAAGTATCTCAAAGAGTATAAAATCTGTAAATATGAGAAACATTACTTCGCAAGATTTGAAAATGGAGAAATTGTTGAAGCATATGTACTTTCTGGAGAAGATGTGTTAGAATTAATATTACCCAGAGTTAAGAAACAATTTGATGAAGGGACATCACATAAAAAAGACCCTAGAATAGGGGTAACAATCGGACACAAAGACATCAAAAAGTATGGTACAAGAATTAGATAGTGGTAAGTTAATGTACTCAGGTGGTAGTAATGATGAGTGCTATACACCTTTATATGGAGTCATACCCATACTCAAGTACATCCCAAAGGATGCAATAGTCTGGTGTCCATTTGATACATTCGAGAGTCACTTTGTAAAAGAAATATCTAAAACAAATAAGGTGGTGTCATCACATATTTGGACAGGTCAAGACTTCTTTAACTATGAACCCGACGAGTGGAATGTGATGGTATCAAATCCACCATTCACAAACAAGAGAAAGTATTTTGAGAGAGCATTATCATTTAATAAACCATTCGCTCTGATTATGACAAATACTTGGTTGAATGACTCAGCACCAAAACAATTATTCAAAGACAAGGATTTACAACTGTTGATGTTTGATAAAAGAATGAAGTTTTTAAGTCCTGATGGTAGAGATAATGATAAGATCACATTCAGTAGTAGTTACTACTGTTACAACTTCTTACCAAAACAAATTATAATGGAGGAATTGAATATACCACCTAAGAAAGTGTCACAACGATCCCCTAGTTTGGCAGTTTTGCCATTATAATAAGTATATCAACAGGAAATCTATGCAACTAAGACCCCATCAAGAGCAAGCAATCAAAGCAATGCTTCGCAACGACAAAGGACAAGTGATTGTTCCTACAGGTGGTGGTAAAACTATCTGTATGATAGAGGATGCCAAGAATGAGTTAAGCAGAACAAATACACTTCAGACGATTGTGGTTGTTGCTCCTCGTATTCTATTGGCAAATCAGTTGTCAGCAGAGTTTCTTGAGCATATCGTAGGTGTAGATGTAATGCACGTTCATAGTGGAGAGACTCATCACTTCAGTACAACTAAGGTTGATAAGATCAGAGAGTTCAACTTCCTAAGTGCAAATACTAACTGCAATCAGTTGATATTCACAACATATCACTCACTACACAGAATTGTTGAGAGTAATATTGTTGTTGATACCATTTACTTTGATGAAGCACACAACTCAGTTCAGAAAAACTTTTTCCCTGCCGTTGAGCAACTATCAACCAGTAGTTTGACACGTTCATTCTTCTTTACTGCTACACCAAAGCACAGTTTGACACCTAGCAAGGCAGGTATGAACTGGACAAGAGTTTATGGTAATGTCATTTGCAATGTACCTGCACCTAAGTTAGTCAAGCAGGGTTACATACTTCCACCAAAGGTTGAAGTTTACAAGACCAGAATACTTGATAAAGATGAATTAGTTGCAGACAGAGACAATGAGCAGATGATTGACGCCATAGATAACTTAGATAAGGACAAAGTTTTGATATGTGCCAAGTCAACAAAACAGATTGTTGCACTTGTATCACAGACTGACTTTGTGAAGCAGTTGGCAGTACGTGGTTATTCTTGGATGACCATCACATCAAAGACAGGTGCCATCATTGATGGTGAGAAGGTGGACAGAGAGACATTTTTTGATACACTTAATGAGTGGGGTAGAAACGACAAAAAGTTTGTTGTACTGCACCACAGCATACTCTCAGAGGGCATCAATGTCAATGGTCTGGAAGCAGTATTGTTTATGAGATCTATGGACTACATAGGTATCAGTCAGACTATTGGTAGAGTCATTCGCAAGGGGAGTGCTGATAAAGTATTCGGACTTGTCTGCATCCCTGTTTATTCTAAGGTTGGTATTTCTACTGCAAGGAAGGTCGAGGCAGTCGTTGATACCATATTCAACAAAGGTCAAGCAGCAACTTCGGTGGTGACAAGATGAAAACAGATCTACTTCTCAGAATTTATAAGGTGGTCAAGGTCAAACCGAAACCAGAATATAAACCAGTTCGCAAACATTACAACATTCACACTTACGGATGAGAGATACAATTTTGTATGGAGACTGTCGTAAGACACTCAAACAATTTGATGAGCAAGCAAGGACTTGCATCACATCCCCACCATACTACGGATTGCGTGACTATGGTGGAGAACAGAACCAAATTGGTCAGGAGCAAACACCTGACGAATTTATTGAACAATTAATTACAGTATTCAAGGAGGTGCGAAATGTGCTTACAGATGACGGAACTTGTTGGGTTAATCTTGGCGATAGTTACTATAACTACAGACCAGGCTCAGGACAAGGACTACCAAAACAAAGTGTCTCAACTACTCGACAAGACTTACCAGATGTGTGTCCTCGTAGAGGAAATCGAATCGAAGGACTCAAAGAAAAAGACCTTATCGGAATCCCATGGTTATTTGCCTTTACAATGAGAGCAGACGGATGGTATCTACGACAAGATATAATATGGCATAAACCTAATCCAATGCCAGAGAGTGTCAAGGATAGATGCACAAAGTCACATGAATACATATTTTTATTCAGTAAGAACAAAAAATACTACTACGACAATGAATCAATTAAAGAACCCGCAAAGGATTGGGGGACTAGAGATCGCACTAAAGGCAAGTATCATAATGTTGGCACTGGTCTATCCCCTCATACAGGGTTAAACAAGAGTTATCCTACCAAAAATAAGAGATCAGTATGGTCAGTCACCAATAAACCTTATCGTGAAGCACATTTTGCGACCTATCCACCTGACTTAATCGAACCTTGTATCAAGGCAGGGAGTGAAGTGGGTGATCTAATACTTGATCCGTTTATGGGATCAGGAACTACAGCAGCAGTCGCAAAGGCACTTGGAAGAGACTATATCGGATGTGAACTGCATGAAGACTATGGTAACCTAATTGAGAAGAGAATACAAGATTATGTGCCAGTTAAAAAAGTGGAACAAAAACCTTGCATTAATATACTAGACATTATATAATAAGTACATAAGTTAATTAACTTAGGGCAAGGATCTATGGTTGTCTTGATCCAGTTGAGAAATTACGTCCTGTAAGTCCCATTCTAAACTATCCAAAGGAGAATCTTATGATCGAAGGAGTATTACTAACATTACTGATACTATCTTTCTCTATCGGTTCAGCAATCGGTATTGTAAACTACGGAACAAAAGGGAGGTTTTTCTAATGAGATGTCAAGTTAAACTATTCGTTGCAGGTACAGTATTTACCGAGGAGGTCAATGCTCGCAACTATGACGAAGCAAGACAGGTTGCAGTCGCAAGGAATCCAAATGCGAGAGTGATCGGAGTCAATGCGAAGTTCTAACTATCAGAAGTTCTATCCTACCACATTCCCATCCCTACTAGACCCAAAGGTGGGTCAACCCACAGGTTATGTAACTAAAGATGGGATGTGGGCGGCAGTTCCATCAAATGGCAAAAGATTTGCCATCGTTCACAATGGTATCGTAGAACACTTTTCAAAGAATTTTGAGAGTGCTATGACCTATATAAAAAAAGGTATTCAAAAAGAAAAGAAAAATGCACGATCAAAGTCAAGCAGAAAAGTGGGATAGGGGCAAAACTCTTTTACTAGAGTCCTTATATAAACCTGATTCTAAACTACGTGGTTGTGCATACAATCAAGAATGTTATGATGAAATGATGACGATACGTGATGAGATTATAGACTATGTGAGAGAACTTGCCAACCCCCATAGCAAACCTTTATCAAAATGGCGATGAGTTTAGAAGTTAAACAAAATGACAATGGTTCATTTACAGTTGAGTGGGATAAAAACGATCCTGATTGGAAGTTCCTTAACAAGTTGACAACAGAAGAGATCGAGGGTATGATAGAGGAAATAATCAAACTCGATAAAAATGGATGATAAAAACTATTGTCTCGAACAACTAGAGGTGTGGATCGAAGCAGCAATAGAGAGTGAAGCATCCGCAGAGGAGATTTACAACTGTATCAGATCAACTCTTGTGAGCAAGATAACATACCATACAATTTATCTCAAACATTCTAAAGAATTGTTAAGTTTATTGAGTGGTAATGTGCCAAGTCAACCCACAAAACTTAAGTTGATAAGACCAGACAAAACTAAATAGTTACATAATAGGAGGTCACTATGAAAACTATCGAAGACCATATTCAGCATGATAAAGACATAATTGCTGATCCAAATAGTTCAGAACCCGCGAAAAGACATGCGACTGATGAATTACACGAATTACAGGAGTATGTTGGTCATCACAAAAAAGAAATTGATGCGGGAGATCATCATGACCCAAATGCCCTAGAACTATTTTGTGATAACCACCCAGACGAACCAGAATGTCTGGTATATGACGATTAAATAAGTGTCACACACCCCCTACACAGGGGGTATTTTTTTGGTATTATATTAATAGGGAAACAAAACTGGCGATCAAGGGTCATACCAAGTATCGGTCATACTCTAATGTAAGTCCACGTTTTTGTTTCTCGCACCTTATTATCCCCTGATTCCCATGACAAGAGAAGGACTACCCACAGGACAAATGCAAGAAGAGACACAGGAACTTCTTGATGAATACAATGAACTCTATAATTGGGAGTACAACGATATGGTTGACTTTATTCAGAGTTTTGGAGAAGAGGATTTCAGATTCCATTATGAAAAATATCAGAGACTTGTTGATGACTATGGACAGGAAGTAGTCAATGAGTTTATGGAAGACCACGATCTTGAGTATTTCGAGGATATGTATCAAGGTCAGTATGAGAGTGGTGCAGAATTTGCAGAGCAACTATGCCAAGATTGTGGTTATATAAAGAGTTATCAAGGAGAGATACCCAGTTGGATAGAAATTGATTGGGAAAAAACTTGGGATAATCTATCCTATGATTACATAGAAATTGGTAATGGTCACATATTCAATGCCAATTATTAAAGTGTCACATCAACCCTAGCATTTGACTTGTTAGGGACTATAATAAGTATATCAAACAAAGATCCCCCCAATGATTAAATTAGGAACACAAGTCCAACACAAATTACACGATGACCTTAATGGTGATGTAGTTCTAATCAACAGGAAAAGCAACACCGCTGCTGTTAAATACTGGGTCAATGACTATGAACCAATGATCGTCGACGTATATCTATCTGACTTGGAGGTTGCATAATGAAATACAATTCACCCTATGAAATCGGACTTGGTGAAAATGTCAAGTATGAAGGCAAAGACTACCTAGTTCTTATCAACTACATCAAGGGAGAAACTGACGCTAAAGGTTTCACCCCAAAAACAGACCGCACCATACTAATTGATGATGATGGTAATAGAACCACAGTTTATGATTATCGCACATTGGAGGTTGTGTAATGAAATACAATGTAACAGAAATTTTCTTTGATGTTGATGATTCCAACTATGAAGAAATTACATTAGAAGAATACAATGAAATTGTGCAAAATTCATTGGGTGTATGGGATGCAGAAGATGAAGATGACCTTATAGAAGAGATCACAACAGCATCAGGATGGTGCATCAAATCTATTGACTATGAAATCCAACTTAAGGGAGACTTTAACTAATGAGAAACAGAAGATCCTATTACATTGATGCCATCAGAGAATTAGCACATTTAAACTTTGATGAAGATACAGAATCAAAAATTCTTGCCGAACTGGATAAGAATTGGTTTGATAATAATGGTATGGTAAAATTATACGATGAGATATTAGAACTTGTCTATGGAGACGGAGGAATTAAAGGATATTAGTGGACACTTAGATTAGTGTCACATCAACCCTAGCATTTCACTTGCTAGGGATTATAATAAGAACATAAGCAAAGGAGTTCCCCCCTATGACCACTATTCAAGAAATGACCTCTATTGAAAACATGGCACTTATTCAGCAATTTGTTGATTATGTTGATTCATTCTATGGCACAGATGACCCACTCTATCCTATGATGAGTAGAGAGACAGGTCAACCATTAAATACACACGATATACATTGTGCAACTATGAACTATCTTACTATGTGTCTTGATGAGAATGAAACACGATACACTTGGGGTGATGGTGACAGTCTTGACAGAGAAAGAGTCAGAGACATTCTACTTGAAGAGTACCAGTACAAGTTTGTAGGAGAGTAACAATGCCAAAAGAAATGCTATTCCTATGTGATGTTTACACAAAATGGTTAGAAGAAAATCAACTACCACATCAATGTGCATCTGACATCCTCTATGGTAAGGACACTATGAACAGACTAACACTCAATCAAACCTACTGGTTAGAGAACTTTATCTCTACGTGGGATATTATCGCACAAAACTCATAGGAGATCAAATGAGAACAAAAAACAAAGTTGCATTAGATTCTCTTATCGACAACATCAAACACACATTTTACTATGTTGGTGCAAAGGGTGATGATGTTGACCAGTTTGAGATTGACCAACTACACAAATTAGTTGACCAATTTGCATCACAAGTGACCATTTCAGACAGTCAGGGGCAGTAATGAATTTAGAACAACGCAAAGCAAATCTCATATATGAGATAGCATCACTTATTAATGATGACCCACTATCAGCACCAGTATTGATAGAGGAATTAGTGGACATAATGTTTGATGAACAGATTGACCACATAGAGGATGTCATTGTAAATCAATTTGGTGTGGAGGTCTATGGCGAAGAGACAGTTTAATTAGTGGCACATCATCCCTAGCATTTGACTTGTTAGGGACTATAATAAGTATATCA